GATTGGTAATCAGGGTCTCTTGAATGATATTAGCCGATTCGAGCAGGGAAATGCGTAAGGTATTTGACGTTCTATCTGTTTCGAGACTGGAAACGCGCACTGCATTCGAATCCAGATCTGTTCGAAGATTGGTAATAAGGGTCTCTTGAACCACATTTGCAGCCTCCAAATTAGTCACGCGTGTAACATTCGAAGTTAGATCCGTTTCAAGAACACCTATACGACCAGCGTTAGATGTCATATCCTGATCAAAGGCTACGTCCAATCCATTTACTTGTACAGCGGCGGCTTTAATCGTACCACTCGCCGTGAGTGAAGTTCCAGTATTAGTAAATTGAACGGTATTAGACGTCACATTACCATTATCTGTGATCGCTTGGAGATTCGTGGCTACACCCGTGAGTTGACTACCATCACCTATGAACGTCAAAGATGTGACATTTCCGGAGATGACGACATTTCCTGAAGCGACGAGTGATGTATCGGGGTTTGTTAATTGGATCGTTGCATCAGATGTAGAACCTTGTTCCGTAGCATTTTGAAGGGATGTGAGTACACCGGCTAAATTACTTCCATCACCTCGAAACTCTGTAGCTGTGATTATACCTGTATCTCCATCGAGTTCAATAGTAGAACCGACACCAACGTTTGATTCCACATACGCGTTTCCGCTTACGTGTAGACTCGCATCGGGGTCGGCCGTTGTGATACCTACACGGTTATTAGTGGTATCGACGAACAAGTGGGAAGAGCCTACCAAGAGGTTACTCTCGATATCGACCTTCCCTGAAAATATATGGCTCGTCGTCTGTACCATTTATATTAGCTTAGATAAAATGTAGTGCATTTTATGTGAGGTAATGATTATTGATTAAGTACGATGGCTTCCAAAGCAGCTAGACGCTCTTCTAAACTTGCTACCTTTTCCTTTTCGGCTTGGAGTTGACGATCAACTTCTTGAAGTGCCGCTGTGGCAACCGTCCATATGGCATTTTTGTCGAGGTTATGAAAATCGTCCACGTATTCTCCGTATACCCAAACACGATCCCCTATTTTGTCTATATCTTTATAGTCGGTAAAGATGGTGAATGTAGTATCATTGATAACGGATACGACCTCTACATCTAGGTGATGAACTGTTGGTGATTTAATTTCTAACATAGTACCCACCGTGACGGGGTGGGGTTCTTTCAGTGTGAGTTCAAACTTTTCTTCGTCGATTTTCTTTATAGAGGCTTCGGTTTGAATATTGGGTATTACGGATTTTGTTTTCGAAACGGCGTCGGGTAACACTTCGGCAACTTCTTGCGCTATGAAACCTAAAACCTTACCCACCGTAACACGTGTTTTGTCTATGTACCTGTAGGATGTTGGTTTAAGTTGTCTTAGTTTTTCCAGTGCGAATGTATCATCAATTTCCGTAAAATCACACTTAATCCTTATATCACTAAAAACGGCAATTGCCCAAGCTCTGATAGCGTATTGAAAATAACACGAATAAGTTGTGATGGGTGCTTCTGCTTGAATTGATCCACCGTTCTGAAACCAGTCAGCTTGTGGGTCGGTGTAATCATGAATCGCTTCACTTCCGTAAACTCTTAAGCCATAATTATTGAACATATTAGGGATTCCGGTGTTGAAGGTGGAGGTCCCATTGTAATATAAAACTGTACTGGCATTTCGGTTGGCTTTAAGCATCCATTCATTATCTATATCGTTGTAGATACCACAACTATTATTGTCTGCGCTCATGAACACGTAACGACCGTCAATGGAATATCCTTCCCAGTTACCAGCACCGCCTCCAGTTGTCTGGACGGTTCCATAGGTACCCGACACCGAACGAAGACCTCTACTCGAACTATTACCTATATAAATCGTATTCGCGTAAAAACTCTGAGACTGAGTTCCGGCTTTGAACGCAAAATTATCATGCAACCAGCCGTAATTTGAACACCACAGTTGACCAGATGTGTTCAATAACATTCGGCGATTGGAGGCGACGTCTCCGCCATACATCCAGGCGAATGGGTATCCACCAACACCAGACGCGTATTCACCCGTTCCATCCGTTCTAAACGCCACTTGTCTTGTACCTCCATATATTTTGAAATTAGCATTATCATCATATTCACGAAGCCAAGCATCGTGAATGTTATAATTACCATCATTTCTGGTCGCAAATGTTCCTAGACCGCTGATCTTGGAAGTGTCGAGAGTCGGGACGTCCGTCGCTAGGATACCACTGAACGACGACGCTTCAACGGTTCCATGAACCTTAAGCCTTTCAGTACTCACAGTACTCGCAGCTCCACCTATCCCGACATTGCCGGCTGAATAACTAATATCATTATTCGATGCATTAAGATCCCAATAACCACCTACAACAGCTGCGACTCCACTTAGTTTTGATCCGTCTCCGTACAAATACCCGGTGACGTTAAGATTTCCGTCTATATGCGTGTGCCCCGAGACGTTTAGCTTATTTTTTTCCGTGCTATTCAGATCTGTGTCCCACGTGGGTCTAGCGGTGGGTGCTTTATTACCTATACCTACACGTCCGTCTGAATGTAAGAAGAAACCAGGGTTTTCACCCCCTACGGTACTTCTGAAAACGCCCGGAAATAACTGAAGGTTTGTCTCCGACGACATCTATAATTTACGAATATATTTAATATCCGAATAAAATGGGTCCAGAAGCACCTCTCTCTATACTCGTTATCGCGCCTGCGGTTTCGGGTGAAATGTATTCGATGAAAATGGAATAACTTCCTTCACCAGAATTCGCGGCAACAGTAAAATCGGTACTGGGAGTAAGTACCACAGTAGTCTCTGTCACCGTGACTGTAGAACTCCACGGATTCGTGCTAGCGTTACCAAAAATAGAAATAGGTCCGAGTGCTATATTATGAGGAGTACCGTCTCCACCACGTTCACCACCCGCTAAATCTATGAGCATAGTACTCACTTCATCATCGTCATTATCTATAAGTTGTGCTACAATCTTTGCGTAAAACGGGTGGCTCGTAAACGTAAGTGTGAGCGCTGCAGCCGCGGCGTCGAGATCACTCGCAATCGTATCTTTATGACTGTATGTCTTTTTAGTGACACCACCCGTGTTCGTGATGATAGCACCTTCAATCGTCGTATTACCACGAACATCTAAAACATTAGGATGATTTCCGTTATCAATAAAACACTTTTCGCCCACGGAAAGAGTGTGTACCGGGGTGGTATTCGCCACACCCACATTAGATTCCGTGTAGAGTTTACCGTATACGTGGACGTTCATCGTTTCGTTAGTTTTGGGATTCACTTGGTTTGTATTATCCATAGGACTACTATCCGTATACGCGATCATGAGTTCCCTAGCGTCGGCATCGTAACACACGGCAACGTTTGAGCTTCCTACGGGTCGATTGTATATATGTCCTAAATCAAATGTTGTGAGGTCTGTGTTATTCGTACCAATTTCAATGAGACCATCCTTAAATTGAGAGTTGGTAACGTGAATATTAGCGACAGTTCCTATGGACGTGACATTACCGGTCACGAAGAGATTACCGGTTATGTTTAAATCACCTTCTGCACCACTACCCGCAGCTGAAATACCCGTGATACTCATGGGAACTTGTGTTCTGAATAATTGTTTGGTACTTTGATTATACGCCACGAACGTATTAGTCGTCGCATCTGTACCATCACTCGCGAAATCGGTCGATAATTCTAAAGGTGTGAGGTAAAAACCACCGGCTTTCGTTGCGTCGATTTTATCATTACTCGCGTTGATGACGACGGAGTTATCGTGCTGATCTTCTCTACAATTCTTACCGAAGCGAAGCTCCGTGGCAGCACCGACGGTACTCAAGTTCTTCGGCATTTAATATTACTACTGATTTTAATTTGCATACATGAGACCCGCACACCCATTATTCACTCTGAGAATATTATAATTTACTGCATAAATAGGGTCTATGATTTCCCGGGATTCGCTATGAATCTTTACCGACTCGACACGTGAAAAATTCAGCGAACCGGAAGGCTGTAAGGAACTTGTGTTTAAACAAAACGAATGTAAGAAACAATCTGGAGATGTGACGAAGTTTGTGTGGTAATAATGTTGAACATCCACGAAATGCGGTTTCGCCCACTTCCATGAGCTTATATCGGTACCGTTGATGCTAATTTTTAGTTTATTATCTATGGAAGTCAGTGTACTTTCCATGTTAGTATTGGCACAAGCCATATATTTAACCGGGTGATTGAACGTCAGTTCTTGGACCAGTTCACCGGATGGTATACTTTTTTGTACTTGTGTTATGAGAATGTTATGTTCACGGGAAGCCATTATTCCGCGTTCTTCGTTATCTAAGTAGTAATAATTGGCGTACGCATCAACGTTATAATTACCAGCTTCGGGGCCCCAATAAATGCGTAATTCCACGGTACTGTACTGCAACGCCACGAGAGGAATGGCGGATTGAGGACCCTCGCAATAAAAGAAACGCAAAGGGTAAAAGTATGAGCGAGCAGATGCACCGGGATGCACACCGTTAGAACTTTTACTCACATTTTGTGCGAACATATCTACAGCTATATTCTCACTAAAATCGCAATCTTGAACGTCAATAACCTGTCCGGCCACTAAAAGTTCAACCTTATCTATCACATCTCTCCAATCCTGGAGATCTACCGCCTGTGTGTTATCATCTATCGCGAAATAGGTATATCCTAGAAGATCACCGTTTCTTTCGAATTTGATAGATGACATGGAATTACCTTTCACAGCTCCTTGTATCGTCTGCTTTTCGACGGACTGTGAAAAGTTAGAATGCCTTTTGAATGTGGAAGTGAAAAACGATATTTCAGGCTCCCCAATTATATGCTCGTCTTGTGCACCAATTGCCACTAACTGTACGATTCCAGAAGACATACTTACTATAGTAAAAGTATTTTTAAATTACAAATATGTAACGCCCTGAAATCTATGCGAGGTTCTTCTTTTTGCATGTGAACTTAAATATGAATACACAGTTGAGCACCAGGGCCGCTGTACCATCTTGTTTATCTATGTTAAATGTTAACCTGTCAAGTTTACGGATGGGATTATGATACGATTGTACGATGGGATAATCGTTTTTAAACAATACAACCTTATTACCTGAACCACCTCCGGCTAATGAAACGTGACTTCCTATAATTGTTCCAAATACACCGTTTAAATGATTATCAGTCGAATCTTCCAGATCCTGCTTACCGCGTTGAGAAAAATAACTTTTAAGTTCCTCTATACCAACATGAAAAGCTGTTTGTGTACTTCCATTTGTTGTTATAGTAGCCGCTGTTAACTGTGCCTGAACAACATTTTCGAGAGGAGTTGGTAAAAAAGATGTAAAATCGGTTTTACTCGGAGTATGATCGATAGTATCAATAATCACGGTATGAATCTCATGATCGTAATCGGGGATATCGGGCTGAGATGTGGCGATGAGAAGCGCCATTTATAATACACTTAGAATTTTTCTACTTAAATACGTTGTAACGATTTAACTGGAAATGAGAATGATTTAAAAAATATTTATCCAACGATCTTGTAATTGGCGTGATCGCGAACGAGCTGCTGGTCGCCACAGACACCACCGGTACTCGTGGAGTACACACTGTCGCTGAGGCAGTCGACGCTGCTCTTGAGAGACATCAGGGACGCCTGGGAGACGGCCTCGATATCAATATTCTTAGGCTGGTACCTAGACTTACGATCACTGAAAAGAAGCGCAATTACGAAAAGTAATCCGATGGTGATAGCGATGGCCTTGAGTGTCGCGCGATTGGTAGAGTCGAGCTTCATTTTACTATGTGCTGATATTTTTTTATAAAGTGCGTTAAAGAGAATAGATTAGTTTCATTATAGAGAGTAATGGACGGTGAAATTGTCCTCGACAGGGGAAATGATTCGGTCATGAAACTCGATGAGAGGGAACAAGCCATGATGGATGAGATTCAACTCGATTTTGGTAGACCCCATGCTCATACGAATAGTGTCCCTACTATTCAGCGAATGCATCGTTCAGATGCCCCGCCTGCCGAAATGTTTCAAGACGACGTAGACGCTTTTGCGAACCCTTCCAAACAGGCGGCTCCCCCACCCCCGCAAATGGATGAGCCTATTGATCACGGTGAGTATGATAACGGTAACGCATATAACGCCGCCCCCGCGGCGTTCGATTATGGCCCTGAACAGCATGAAGAGCAACCGTCACCTGGATACAAGACGATTGATGAAGAAAAGTCCGATCTTTTGAATAAACTCGGGCGACTCGAGAAGCGTGGATTTAATATCAATAAGTCACTCAACGCGTACTCGGCTGTGGATGATTTACGCACGGAAGTTAAGCGTATTACGTATAGTATAGATGTAGACAAGTCTATCAAGTTTTCGAGGCGTATGCTCATAGCGTGTGTGACTGGTATCGAGTTCTTGAATAAAAAGTATAATCCATTTGAAATTCAATTAGAGGGTTGGTCTGAGAATCTCATGGAGAACCAGGATGATTACGATGAAGTGTTCGAGGAATTGTATGTTAAATATCGAACGAAGATGAACGTTGCCCCAGAGATTAAGTTAATTATGATGTTAGGTGGTTCGGCTATGATGTTCCATCTTACCAATTCTATGTTCAAACAGGTAATGCCCAACGTGAACGATGTCATGAAGCAGAACCCCGATCTCATGCAAAATATGATGAGCGCTGTTCAGAATACGATGGTTAACCCTGGTCAAACATCCGCCACTCCTCCGGGTGAGCGCCATGAGATGCGTGGTCCGGGGCTCGATATTTCGAGCTTGATGGGTAATATCATGATGCCCCCGGGCCCTCCCATGAACACGACGCCCATGGTTTCCGCC